GCAAAGCACACAGGCAGTTCCATTTAGAACATTTGTTCCTGGTTTTGCTGATGGTGAAGGAACAGCAACTGTATTTGTTACAGATGAGGATTCTGCTTTAGCAAACAGAATGGTTCAAGATGTCACTCAAAGAAACCAAGTTGGTGCAGCGTTTAAACTTTATATTGATAAGAAACCAACAGAATCTGCAAGTAGAAGTATTGCCCTAGACGCTATGCTTTCTGAAGCTGAATTTAATGTAAACCCAGACGATGCACAATCTGTAGAAATTACATTTAAACCAACTGAAGCACCTACTTTTGACTTTAGTACAAGTTCTTGATAATTTGTAGTAGTACTAATAAACTATGACTCAATCAAAAACCCGCCTTTCTCCATTAGAGAAATTAAAAAAAGCTGCAAATCTTCAACCAATAAAAAGAGAAGTTGAACTTACAAACGGTGAAGTGTTGGAATTTTGGTCAACACCTTTAACTATGGCCGAAAGAGAAAGAGCACAAAAAGGTACAAAAGATGACCTTAATGCTTTTGCTTTGCAACTTTTAATTCATAAAGCACTAGATGAAAATGGTGTAAGGTTATTCCAAGCTGGTCATGCTGCTGAACTTAAAAATGAATGTAGGGATGCAGATTTACAGGCATTAATGCTTGCTGTAATTACTGAACCAGAATATACGGAGGCTGAATCTGACCCAAAAAAATAAAGCAACAGCTAAAAAAGGATAATTATTTATTGCTTCAGTTAGGTGTTGCAAGAGAGTTAAAATACTCTTTATTTGAATTGCAGCAAAAAATGACTATTGAAGAATTATTTATTTGGTCTGCTTATTTTGATCTGCTTAATGACGAGCAAGAAAAAATGTTGAAAAAAACCAAATTAAGGTAAACTTAAAACAGTTATTTTTTTATTGTGGCTAACGGCGAAGTTGGAATAAAAATTAAAGTATCAGCTAGGGATGCTGTTAATAACTTAAATAGATTAAAAACTGTAAGTTCACAATTAAACGTAGCATTTAAAAAAGTTGAATTAGCTGCATCACGACTACAAAATAATGCGAGTAGATCGTTCCAGAAGTTTGGTGCAAATGTACAAAGAATAAGACAAAAAATAACCAAAGATATGCAGAAAGTTAAAGGTAGTTTTAATGCTGCTGGACAACTAGGAAGTTTAATAACTGGTGCTGGTTTAGGTTTATTTGCGAAAGCATCTTTAGAAACTGCTGCTAATGCACAGCAATTAGAAGTACGACTTAAGTTGCTTACTGGTAGTTTAAGAGGTTATGAAAAGGCTCAAGGCATAGCATCTAAAGCAGCATCTACATTTGGTATGTCCTCATTAGAGGCATTGGAAGGGGTAACTAATATTGTAGGTAGGTTAAAACCTTTAGGACAATCATTAGAAGATATTGAAGATGTATTTTTTGGTTTTAATACTGCTGCAAAATTAAGCGGCGTGTCAACTGTTGAAGCATCAAACGCATTTAGACAATTAGCACAAGCTTTAGGTTCTGGTCGATTAGCTGGAGATGAATTTAGAAGTGTTTCTGAACAGATTCCAACAATACTAAAACCTATAGCAGATGAACTAAATGTTACTCAAGGTGAATTAAAACAATTAGCGGCTGAAGGAAAACTTACATCAGAAGTTGTATTAAGGTCTTTAAAAAAAATACGGGCTGATGGTCAAGGAGCCATAGCACAAATACTAGAGGAATCAGATAAGCAAGTATTTAAAGATTTAAGTAATGCTTTTGTGGATTTAAAAACTACTATAGGTGATGCTTTAATGCCTATTGTAAAGCCGTTAATAAAAGACATTACTGCTTTAATTACACAGTTTAATTTAGCCAGCCCAGTAGTTCAAAAGACAGTTGTTATTGTTGGTGCTCTTGCTGGTGTCGCTGCTTTAGCTGCACCTGCTATTGCTGGAATAGGAATAGCATTTTCTGCTGTTGGAACATTTTTAGCTAGTGGACCTGGAGTAGCTTTACTTGCTTTTTTAGGTGCAAAAACATTACCTATTATCGCTGTTCTTGGAGGATTAGGATTTGCTTTAAGTAAGTTAGCTGGTCATTTTAGAAAAAGCCAAGAAAAACAACAAAAATTTCAAGAATTACTTGATACAAGTTCTTTAAAAGTTTTAAAAGAAAAAATAGATAAAGACGTTATAACTTTAGAAAAGAGCAATGTAGATTTAGATAATAAAATTAACAAGGGCCTTAATAAAGCTTTAAGTAGAGTTGGTAACGTAAAGGTTGAAACTTTAAAAGAGGTTGACGCG